ATGCTTATCGGTTATGCCCGGGTATCGACCAGCGATCAAAACACCGAATTACAGAAAAACGCACTGAACAGTGCAAATTGTGAGCTGATTTTCGAAGATCAGGCCAGCGGCAAAAACGCCAGGCGACCGGGGCTTAAACGCGCATTGCGTAAACTTAAACGTGGCGACACGCTGATTGTCTGGAAACTGGACCGATTGGGCCGCAGTGTGCGCGATTTGATTACCATGGTGTCTGACCTGCAAAGCCGCGGTATTCATTTTCGTAGCCTGACAGATGCCATTGATACCTCAACGCCTGCTGGCCGCTTCTTTTTCCATGTCATGAGTGCACTGGCAGAGATGGAACGCGAGTTGATAGTCGAACGTACCCGGGCGGGATTAGCGGCGGCCAGAGCCGCCGGTCGCATCGGTGGAAGGCGCCGCATTATGACACCCGATGCGATTGATCATGCCAGAACATTGTTAAGTAATGGCGCAACACGCTGGCAAATCGCCAATATCATTGGGGTGTCGGCCAAAACCATTTATAAATATTTTCCTGCCACGAAATAATCCATCCATGATGAAATCATTCCAAAATAAAAATAATAATTATGATAATTTAAATAAAAACAATGAAGACGCTATATGTTTTACCACCTTCCAAAAAACAGTCATTCAATGCATGCGTTGTGTTTTCAAAAAATAATACAAGCGCGATATCACTCGCGCTAACAACATCATTCATATTGAGAGAAAACACATGGAAAAAAGTAACTCCCCTTGTTCACTGGACCTGATCTTGGGTAAAGAGAATCTGTACAAAAACAGCCCGATTAATATCGGCAGTATTACCATTGGATGTACCAAATGCCAGGATAGCCAGCAAGAGACCCCAGCAACGCAACCTACCACGACAGACGGGTTGAAAGATTTGGTCGGTATCCCGCAAGCCTGGCCGCTGGCAGATGCGCCGGAGGGCTGGCTGAAATGTAACGGTCAGGCGTTTGATAAAACCAAATACCCACAGCTGGCGAAATTGTACCCTGCTGGCTCGTTACCGGATCTGCGCGGCGAATTTATCCGTGGCTGGGATGACGGACGTGGTGTCGATACCAATCGCCAGATCCTAAGCGCACAGTCAGGAATGCTTGAATCGCATAACCATATGATGCCCGTTTCTGATCCCAGTAAGTGGAATGGCGCGGTGTATGGATACGCAAATGATCAGCCAAGTGCCAATATTGAGGATTTCAGCCAATCCGGTGTTTCAACATCACGCGAGTTGACCTCGTTAACCGGTGGAAATGAAACCCGTCCGCGCAATATCGCCTTCAGCTATATCGTCAAGGCTGGTTAATCATGACAACACAAAACGAAAATACAACGCAGCTGAATGAACAAGGGCTGAGTGTCAGTAATGGGTATATTCAGGTTTACCATATTGACCCGCACACACGGGAATATATCGGTAGTACCCGGGAATACCTGATGGAAGGTGTCGGCATTCCGGCACACAGTTTTACGGATACGCCACCGGATGAGCAAGCTGGTCACACAAGCGTGCGCAGTCAGGACGGGTTAACCTGGGAAAGCATTGTCAATTATCGCGGGCAGACCGCTTATGATAAACAGACACGTCAATCCACCCAGATAAGCCAACTCGGCGACCTGCCCGATACCCTGACGCTCTTGCCACCGACAACCGACTATGATGTCTGGCAAGGTGACAACTGGGTAACGGATGAAAAGGCAAAACAGGCCGCTCAGTTCACTGCCGCTCAACAGCAGCAGGCGAGTTACCTGGCGCAGGCAGAAAAACGCCTGACCGTACTGCAGTACGCGGTTGAGCTGAACATGGCGAGCGAACAGGAAGTTCAGGCGTTGAAAGACTGGAAAACCTATCTGGTCTTGTTAAACCGGGTGGACCTGTCTGCCTCGCCCGCGATTGACTGGCCAACCATGCCAGCCTGATTCCGCGTTCACACTGACGCCCTCTGCTGAGGTGTGTCCTTTCCAAAGATGCCGTTGTCACCCCAACGGCATCTTTTTTATTTTCACTCAACTATCTGTTTTTAATGAAAATTTAAACACTCCACTTATTCCCCTGTTGTGCCATCCGATACCAAACCCCATTCGGATGCCTTCTTTTTTCCAGCAAGGCACTATTACTCGCACCCCACAACAGGAGACATTCTTGATGAGTGATTTTCATCACGGTACGCAGGTCGTCGAAATCAACGACGGTACCCGCGTCATTTCAACTGTATCAACCGCGATCGTCGGTATGGTCTGTACTGGACCGGATGCTGACGCCGCCACTTTCCCACTGAATACACCGGTACTGATTACCGATGTACTGACCGCCGCAGGCAAAGCCGGTAAAACCGGTACCCTGGCTGCTGCGTTGCAGGCCATCGGCGACCAGACCAAACCGGTTACGGTAGTCGTTCGCGTAGCGGAAGGCGCCAACGAGGCTGAAACGGTATCCAACATCATCGGCGGTGCCGATGCCAACGGTAAATACACCGGCATGAAAGCCCTGCTGGACGCGCAGGCCGTGACTGGCGTGAAACCGCGTATCCTCGGCGTTCCGGGGCTGGATTCCCAGCCTGTCGCTACCGCACTGGCGGCTATCTGCCAGTCACTGCGCGCCTTCGGTTACGTGAGCGCTTATGGCTGCAAAACCCTGTCTGACGCCATCAAATACCGCGGCAACTTTAGCCAGCGCGAACTGATGGTGATTTGGCCGGACTTCGTTGCCTGGGACACCACAGCTAACGCCAGCGCAACGGCTTACGCCACCGCGCGTGCACTGGGCCTGCGTGCCAAAATCGACCAGGAAACTGGCTGGCATAAAACCCTGTCTAACGTCGGCGTTAACGGCGTTACCGGCATCTCCGCCAGCGTGTACTGGGACCTGCAGACCATCGGTAGCGATGCCGACCTGTTAAACCAGGCTGGCGTCACCACGCTGGTACGCAAGGACGGTTTCCGCTTCTGGGGTAACCGCACCTGCTCCGACGATCCGCTTTTCCTGTTTGAAAACTACACCCGCACGGCGCAGGTACTGGCCGACACCATGGCCGAAGCGCACATGTGGGCGGTCGACAAACCGGTAACTGCCACCCTGATCCGCGACATCATCGAAGGTATCAAGGCTAAATTCCGCGAGCTGAAATCCAATGGCTACATTATCGACGCCGATTGCTGGTTCGATGAAAGCGCCAACGATAAGGAAACGCTGAAGGCAGGCAAGCTGTACATCGACTACGAGTACACCCCGGTGCCGCCACTGGAAAACCTCACGCTGCGTCAGCGCATCACCGACAAGTATCTGGTGAACCTGGCCGCATCTGTTAACAGCTAAGGAGCGACAGACTCATGGCACTGCCACGTAAACTTAAATATCTCAACCTGTTCAACGACGGTATGAGCTACATGGGCCAGGTGCATTCCGTCACCCTGCCGAAACTGACCCGCAAACTGGAAAACTACCGTGGCGGCGGTATGCAAGGTTCCGCGCCGGTGGATTTCGGTCTGGACAACGACGCCCTGGTGATGGAATGGAACATGGGCGGTCTGCCGGACAGCGCCTTCTGGAGCCAGTACTCCCTGCCGGGTGCCGATGCCGTTCCGTTGCGTTTCGCTGGTTCTTACCAGCGTGATGACACCGGTGACATCACCGCTGTTGAAATCGTCCTGCGCGGCCGCCACAAGTCGATTGACAGTGGCGAATCCAAGCAAGGCGAAGAAACCGATGTCCGTGTTTCCACCCAGTGTACCTACTACAAACTGATCATTGACGGCGTCGACATGATTGAAATCGACACCATCAACATGATCGAAAAAGTTAACGGCGTTGACCGTCTGGAACAGCACCGCCGCAATATCGGTCTGTAATGACCGCTTCATGGCCAGCTACGGCTGGCCATTCTTATTGATAAAACGGGAGTCTTTATTATGACGGCTGAAAACACTGTACAACACCACGTGATTACCCTGAACGCCCCGATTAAACGCGGCGATACACAGATCGACGCGATTACGCTGCTCACGCCAACGGCAGGTACGTTGCGTGGCATCGGGCTAGCGGCACTGGCGAGCGCCGATGTGGAAGCGCTGATCAAATTGCTGCCTCGCATCACCTACCCGGCCTTGACCGAGGCGGACGTGATGGGACTGGAACTGCCTGATCTGCTCGAATTCGCCGGTAAGGTGATCAGTTTTTTATCACCGGGCTCGGTTCGCTAACGCCCCCACCGAGCCTCACGGTTGACGACCTGATGGCGGATATTGCGGTGGTGTTCCACTGGCCGCCATCAGAACTTTTCCCCATGAGCCTGGCAGAGTTGATTAACTGGCGTGGCCGGGCGCTACAACGAAGTGGACAAGACTATGCCTAAGCCATCAACTTCCCCAGGTTCGGGGTCTGCGGCAACACCGCGCAACAGTGCTCCGGACAACAGCATTTTCTCGCCGCTGCGAGACAATGTGTATCTGAATAAAATCAACAGCGTATTGCTGGATTTCTTGAGCAAAGCCGGTCAGCTCGCCAACAGCGGTACATCAACCGTTGCCAGCGCGCAGAAAAGCAGCGGAAAAAAAGGCGGCAGGACTTCTGCCGCCGCACAGCTGGGGATGCTGGGTAATCTCGCCCGGCGGTTTGATACCATCACAGCGGCGCTGAACCCAACGTATGCGGCATTGAAAAATGCCCATCACTTATCACAAGCCGGCAATAGTGGCCTCTCTCGCTCAGGTCAAAACCCGGGTGCTGGCGTGACGCAATCGCTTATTGCCCAGGCCAGTGACGGTGTCAACAGCATCTATTTATCTGCCGCTGCTGCCATGCAGGCACAACAACATATCGCCGGTCTGGTGCCCTCTGCCAGACTGGCTTCCGCCGCTTTGCCGGGCAACGTCTCATCATTGCTGAACGCACAGCAAAGCCTCAATCTGCCGACCAACCTACTGCCACAGATTGGCACGGGTGCAACATCGCAGACTGGCGCTGAAGGGCTGAGTGCCCTCTTCGGTACCGCCCAGGAGTCATTCGTCGGTACGGAAGAAACCAGCATGATGATATCCGCCTTAAGCAATGCGGATCTGGATGACGGTGATGGCGGTTCAGCGTTTCAGGGCGGGTTGGATAATCTGCAGGCGCTGTCAGGGTCTGCGATGCAATTGCTCAACCAGCCGGGTCTGATGAACCAAAGCAACGTGGAAAACCACGCCAGTTTGCAGTCCGACATGACGAACGGCCATTACAACTCCCTCTCGCCGAATTCATCACAACGTTATTTCGACCAGCGCGTGGTCAATAACATCACCATTACCGTACCCGAAAACAGTAACCTCGACGTGATTAAGCAATACATCGAAGAGGCACTGAGAAAATACAGCCCGAATAGCAGCGCCTATTCCTACAACTCGATGACCTCTAACCTTATTTCATGAGGATAATATGATGATGCTTGCACTGGGTTTATTTGTATTTCAATTGCAAACACTGCCGTACAGTACCCTCAGTCGTAATGTTAATTATCGCTGGGCTAGCAACGGCCGTATCGGCCTGCGTCCTGCGCAACAGTTTTTGGGGCAAGGTAACGAAACCATTAGTCTTAATGGCGTGCTGTGCCCTGAAATTAACGGCAAGTTCAGCAAACTCTCGCTATCAGTGCTGGAACTGATGGCCGGGACAGGACGTGCCTGGCCGCTGATCGAGGGTAGCGGCACCATTTACGGCATGTATGTCGTTGAAAGTTTGCAGCACACCAATACGGAATTCTTCTCCGACGGCAGCGCCAAGCGTATCGAATTCACGATTAACCTGACGCGTGTCGATGAATCGCTGATAGCGATGTTTGGTGACCTGAGCCAACAGGCTACCGATTTGTACAACCAGCAGATTACACCGGCCATCGCGTCCGCCAAAGCCGCCATCGGAGGTGTCTTCTCGTGATAGTAAATAACCGCATTGGTATTGCCGACCAGCTTGCGCCGGACTATCAGATAACGCTCACGGATTCATCCGGTAATACCCAGACGACCCGTAATCTTAGCCAGCGGCTCATTTCGCTGTCACTGCACGATGTGATGGGATTTGAATCCGACCAGCTATCGCTGGATATCGACGACAGCGACGGCAAAGTGCTGATGCCCAAACGCGGAGAGAAAGTCAGCGTTAAAATCGGCTGGAAGGGTAAAGCGCTGGAGGATAAAGGCACCTTTGTGGTTGACCAGGTCAGTCACAGCGGAGCGCCGGACAGGATTACCCTCAGCGCCCGTAGCGTTAATTTTCGCGGCGACCTCAACACACCGCGTGATGGTTCCTATAACGCGACTACGCTGGGCGATATCGCCCGGACGATTGCGGAACGCTACAGCCTGATGGCGTCAATCGATACCTCGCTGGCTAATACGGCAATCGTGCACGAAAACCAATCCAAAGAGTCCGATTTGTCGTTTCTCTGCCGTCTGGCCAGAAAATACAGCGGTACAGTAGCGATAAAAAACGACACATTACGACTCTTTGTCGCAGGCAGCGGTACGGCGGCAGATGGCAAAAATGTCGCGACGTATCTGATCGAGCGCAGCGACGGCGACTCTCACAGTTTTACGATTGCCGATCGTATTGCTAATACCGCGATCACCGCCAACTGGCATGATAGCCGCGACGCAAAAACACATACTGTGAAGATTAGCCGTCAGCGTAAAACACAGACCACGGCGTCGACATCACACCCCAGCGCCAAATCGGCTAGCCAGCCGTCCGATCTGTCGACTGACGATTATCTGGCTGGGGAAGACGACAGCCAGCAAACGCTACAAACCACCTACGCCAGCCAGGACGAAGCCACGCAGGCCGCGGTGAGTAAATGGCGTGAAACCCAGCGTGGCACGGTAACGTTCTCGATTTCGCTGGCACGTGGCATGGAGAACCTGAAGCCTGGCGCACTGGTGAATCTGAAAGGATTCAAGCAGGTGATCGACGAGCGGCAGTGGACTATCAAACGTCTGACCCACACTATCGCCGGTAGCGGTTTTACCACGGCGGTTGAGCTGGAAGTGTCAATGCTGGACGTCGATTACGACATTAGCTACAGCATCGTGGATAACACCACCGCACAATGAATCACTTTTCGAATTTAAAGTTTGCAAATTCGAATTCGATCGCATAGTATGTGTGTAAGATGTTTAACTAACCCGTACACATAAGGTGATTTCAAAATGATGCATTGTCCTTTGTGCCGTCATTCCGCTCATGCCCGTTCCAGTCGCTACCTGTCTGAAAATACCAAGGAGCGCTACCACCAGTGCACCAACGTCAACTGCGGTCACACGTTCGTGACGATGGAAGCCATTACCCGCTCCATCATGGTACCTGGCAAAACTGAACCGGTTGACGGCGAGCGCAAGTAA